ATGCGAGCAAAGGGTGAAGGGTCCGTGTTCCAGGACTCGCGAGGGTACTGGTGCGTGATGATGGAACTCCCACCTCTTGACGGGAAGCGTCGTCGGAAAAAGATCAGATCGAAGGATCGCGCTACCGCTGAACGGAAGATGGCTGAGTTCAAGACGGCCTTGCAAGCCCGTGGCGAAGTGGCAATGCCCGACCCGACCGTCGAGGAGTGGTTCCGCTACTGGATGACGACGACGGTTGTTCCGAACGTTCGGCCAACCACGCGGCTCGGGTACGCGAACATCATCGAGAAGTTCATCGTGCCCGTACTTGGGAGGACGAAGCTCGACAGCGTCACAGCGGCACAGGTCCGCCGTGTGGGCGCTCGTATGGTCGACGAACTCGGGCTGTCGCAGAGCTACAACCTCTACGCATATCGGGTGATGTCAGCAGCATTCGAGGACGCCGTCCGCGAGCGCTACATCACCTTCAATCCTGCGAAGATGATCCGCCCACCGCGGAAGCCGCATGTGGAGCTCGAAGCACTGGACGCCGACGAAGCTCGTGCCGTGTTGCAACGACTGAAGCACGACGAGACGTGGGGTGCGCGCTGGGCGACGTCGATCTTGACAGGAGCGCGACGCGGCGAGGTCATCGGTCTCGAGTGGGATCGAGTGACGGACGTGCTCGACCTGTCCTGGCAGCTGCAGCGTTTCCCCCTCGACCACTCGACCACTCCCCCGAAGCTCATCGCGCCGGCCGACTTCGAGTACCGACAGCTGCGCGGCGGACTCTTCCTCACCCGCCCGAAGTCCCGAGCAGGATGGCGAATCATCCCCCTGGTCGAGCCACTGCGGTCGATCATCGAGGCTCACCGAGAGTCCTCGCCAGCTAACAAGTACGGACTCGTGTTCTCGGACGACGGACGCCCGATCGATCCTGACCGTGACTCGAAGCGATGGCGGGAGTCCCGAGCCGGATACGGCGTTACCAAGAACGTCCGCCTCCACGACCTCCGCCACACCGCCGTTGACCTCATGTACGAGGCCGGGGTCCCGGAGGACGTCATCGTCGAGATCATCGGCCACTCGGCCCGGTCGATGAGCCGCGCCTACAAGTCGCTCGGGAACAGGCCGCGGCTCACGGATGCGATGGAACGGTACTCCGAACAGCTGCGAGAAGGGGCAAGAGATACAGCTCCCCGATGCGGAGCCTGCGGCGCGCCCGTCATTGAGGCAGGAAAGGCATGGCGGTGCACCTCATGCTCGATGCGGTATCTCCGTGCGCCTAGCGCCTGAGCTCGCGGCGCCAACGACCTCTCAACTGACCTAAAACACGTCCGTGACACTCATTCCCACACCCGCCAGTCCGACAAAGATCCCGAGCCAGGCGAGGCGGCCGCGGGTCTGTCCGCGCGGAAGAAGGCCGCTCAGCATCAGCCCAAGGGTCGCCAGCAATGCAGCAACCGCGGTCCAAATCGAAGCGGCCAGCCCTTCCGAATCTGCGGGCTTCAAGCCCGCGATGAAGCCAACGAGCAGCCACACAAAGACGACACCAAAGACCGTCATCATGCATCGCGTTGAACAGGTCGCGTCGTCATACTGCGACCAAAGAGAATCCGACTTCGCGTGTTGCACGCCGCCCATCGTGGTTGTCGCCCTAGCGGCGCTTACTCGACCGCGACGAGGCGAGCTTCACCCGGCGAGCAGCACCCACGTAAGTGCTCAGCGATCGCCGGAACGCTGAAGCGTTTTCGTCCGTGAGGTCGATCTCGTAGTTGCGGCCGTCAATACCGAAGCGGACTGTCTCACCGAGGCCTCGAGGGATGTCGGTGCCGTCGAGGTCGTCGACCAAGGTTGTGATCTTACGCTGAGCCATGCAGCCATCTTGCCAGCAAGACAGGAGTCACCGTCTGCGCCACGATGGGTCGGCGCATTCGCTGGGGACTCCCCTGACCGGACTCCTCTCCTACAGTGGGGCTAGCGGCATCTAACACCGCACCAACCGAAGGAGAACCATGAGCGCCCGACACGATTTCCCCCGCACAGCGAAGGAATTTGCGGAGAACGCCGCAGACCACGCCGACTCAGCCGTTCGGGTCATGAACGAAGCCGATCTTCCCGAGTACCGCGACCGCGCTTTCGAGGAAATGGGCTTCGCTATCAACCAGCTTGCGCTCGCCATCGCCGGTCTTGCGGAACGCAAGACGCTCTGATTCGCGGGTACCTACGGCGTGCATTCGACGTCACCAGGACAAAGCCAGCGCGGACGTACAATCTAGGTAAGCGCTTGGCGATCCTGAGTCACGGCCGCGGTGGGCCACCTCATGGGCGACGAAGTCGTGTCCAAGCGAAACGTTATGAGGCTCGCAGCGCCATCGGGCGTCAGTCTTCCTGAGACGCCTCGGCCGCTCGAATTCTCTCGAGCTGCTCATCGGTGGGCGGTCGAAGTTCAACCGGTTCGTCAGGAGCTGAAACGTCGATATCGAACTGGAAGTCCATCGCGGCCGCCTGAGCCTGCAACGCGCGCCTCGCGGTGTCATACATAATTTCGCTCGCGTAACTGGCACTCCAGTCGAGGTAGCTTGCCGTGGACTCGGCGCTTCCAGTCACCTCCGACCAGGAAAAGTCCTGCGTGAATCCAGCCACCTGTACCTGACCAAAACCATCCTCCGCCGCGGCACGCAAATATGCCATCAGAAAGATGCTGTCATTGAGGCCCAACCGGGCGGTTACGCTCCAAACGAAGATCTTCTCTGACTCATCGATAGATGAAGAGGTCTGAACTTCGATCCGTGAGACTCGTACGAAAAAGGACGGGTCGCTCGCCATTACGCGCTCGTCAGGACTGACGAAGACTCCCAGGAACTGGCCTTCCAGAGGTCAGATTCGGTGGGCATGCGATGCTTGAAGTGAGTCTTGATTGCGCCGACGCGGTAAGTAATATGTGCGTCGATGGCGTTCGCAAGGTAGCGCAGCTGCGAGAGTCGCAGATCGACATCGCCGTCCACCCAGGACAGGGCCTCATCCTCGGGCAGTTCGAGCTCTTCGGCCAGTTCGCGGATCGTGATGCCACGGATCTCGAGAGCACGCCGGATTTCGCTCAGCAGGTGCTCCTGAGCTTCGTAATTTTCGGCAGCCAAGGCGATTTCCGCGGTGCCGAATGCATGATTCGTCTGGTCGGTCATCTCGTCCTCTCCTTCATTGCACGATACAGCGCCCACGAGCGGCTGCGGGCGTTTGCGTCATCGATTGCGGCATCTTGCTCTTTGTCTGGATCGCCTCCCGTAGGCTTCGTGCGTAGCACGAGCGGAAGCAGGGCACCATCGATCACCGCTGGCTCAGCATAGTACAGCCTGAACAAGCGAGGCGGCGGTGTGCCTGCTGAGAGCTTGGGTCTCAGTTCGATCAAGTACGGACCACGATTCGAGAGCGTTCGTGCCCGAAAGGTGCGGTCCGGCCCCACCCTTAGCTTCCCCTGCGCAGCCTGACGGCGCAAGGAGGTGAAGACGCCAAGGGCGTCCAGATGCTCTCGCCGCGATAGCCGCGGTTCGAGGTTCCCCTGCAGTAAGCCGTTGTATTCCTCGGCGAACTCGGCCACTTCCGAGTCAAGCCAGGCATGCGAGGCAGACTCCTTACGCGAGACAGCGCAGCAGGTGCGCGCGCCGGTCGGCTGGACGGCGTCGAAGTCGAACAAGTATCCCCCCGGAAAAGCTTTGGTGGTGGAAGCATATAGGCCGCCACCCTCGGCCGATGCACCTCGGACAGGGTTCATCTCGCCGCGCTTGCATCTCCAACTGCTTACGCCGAGCACGGACCAACGATGAAGCGGCTCTTTCCGACATCACCCTGAGGTGAGCCAGGAGATGCAGACGCCGTTCGAAGCTCCCCCAGTCGGTCCAGAGGCGACGGAGGCGCGCGTCTGTGGTGTTGCGGCGCGCGTGTCAGCCGCGCGTTTTACGATCGGCTCCGTGACCCGACCACGCCCCATCCGCTACGACCACGACACCTGGCTCTGTGTCCGCAACGACCCGGTCCATCCGAAGGCGATCATCGAACGTCGCCGTGACGGTTCCGGAGAGGACGTGTTCTTCGTGTCGCGTTGGAACGTTGACCCTGGTGCGCGCGTCCTCATGGGGACGAAAGGGACACTGGTGGAAGCGGATGATTTCGTGCGCTACGACCTGCCGACGAAGCGCGACGGACGGGACGGGCCACCGAACGGGATCGACGGAGACGGCGTGCAGCGGCGCCGTGCGTGAACGACGAAACAGCCCCTCCCGAACCCGTGAGGGCTGGGAGGGGCTGGTGTGTCGTTAGGATTCGTCGCATGGGGAAGAAGCGGCGTCGGAGTGGGTCGGGACGAACGTCCAAGTGGGTCTACGGGGTGCTCGGGGTGCTCGCGGTCGGCGCTGTGGCTGTGACCGCGGTTGCGATGCAGCCGCGCACGCCGGAGACGACCATCGCGTGGAATCGCGATCACACAGCCCTACCGGTAGATTCACCGGAACCGATCCCCGTTCGAACGCAGCTCGTTGATGTGATGCCTCGGCTTCGCGACATGAGCCGTCCGTTCAACATCGTGACGCTGGGCGACTCGACCGGGGCTGGGCGACAGACGTGGACCGCGTTGACCGGTGAGTGGATCGGGCAGAAGTACGGACGCACCGTGAAGGGCTCGCAGTGGGATATCCACTCTGAGCCCAACGGGTACGGTCCGGTCGGTTGGAACCTGTCCGAGGGTGAAGGAGCCCCCGTCACTTACTGGAACGGGTCTTCCGCCGCCAAGGACGCCGTCTACTCGCTCGAGAACCTCGACGAGCTGGCGCCGCTGCCCGGTGAAAGCGTCGACCTCGTGTTCATCAACCACGGTCACAACCACGCCGATTACGAGCTGCTGCCTGAGGCTCGAGATCTGATCGAAGAAGCGACTGCCCGGTTCCCGAACGCAGCGATTGTCGTGATCCTCCAGAATCCGGAGCGCGAGGCTTCACCCCACCGAGAGACCCAGCGGATGGGCGTAGCCAAGCTCGGACGCTGGGCTCAGCAGCAGGGCTACCCCACGATCGACGTCTACACCCCGTTCTCGGAACAGGACGTCGAAGCGCTGCTCGACGACACGCTCTACCACCCCACCCTCGAGGGATACAAGTTCTGGGCCGGCGTCGTCGAGAAAGCTCTCGACGACGCCGACCCCTCGGCATCGTAGTTCGACCAACAGTCAGCGAATCAGCTCACACAGCCAACCCCAGAGCGACGAGCGCCGCACGTAGCGAGTTCGCAAGAGCCTGCGTAGTCGCCGCGTCAGTCGCCGCTGCGGACAGGACGGGCTGCACGACAGGCGTAACACCGTTGAACGAGAGCTTCCCATCACGGGTGAGCGTGATCATCGACTTCTTGAACGCCCCGGCGTCGTCGTATGCGTCGATCTGGAATCGCGACCCCGCGTCCGAACCCGCTTCCGCGTCCGAGTTCGTGCGCATCAACCACCGGCGGAGACTTGCCGTCTGCCACTCCATCGCCCTTGTCGAGCCGGCAGCACCGTTCATCGCGAAACCCGGGACGGTCCCGGAAGCCGCATTGGAGCCAGCAACCACGCCGCCGGTCGCCTTCAAGCTCCCGGAGTACGTGTGGATCCCGGAGTGAACCTGAAGCGTGGTGTTGTCGTGCACGAGCAGACCGCTATTGCGGGTGCCGATCTCGCGGTTGTTCGACACGTACGGGGCGATCGTCGACGTCGTGTACCAGGCGTAGTTGCAGTACGGAGTGGTGCGGTCGTCGATGATCGTGTTGCCGACGATCGTCACGTTCGTGCATGTCGCCTGGGCTCCGCCGATGGTCGAGATCCCGAAGTTGTTGTCGATGTCGGTTGCGGCGATGACCGTCGTACCGTTGGCGAGGAACTGTGACCCGGGCCGGATGATCGTGTTGACCTTCACGTCGAGGTTCTTCACGCCGAGGAACTGGATGCCGCCTCGAGCGCAATCGATGAGGATGTTGGCCTCGACGAGGATGTTGTTCGCGAGGTCTGTCGGGGCTGGGCGGTTGTCACCGGGGAAGCCGCCGACGAAGATGCCGACGCCCCAGATGTTCGTCGGCTGGTCGCTCGGACCGCGGAACACGGTGTCGACGGTGTTGCCGACGATGACGCCGTTCTTCGGAGCCTCGTCTGCGCAGATGCCGCCGAACCCTGCGCGCTTCACCGTGTTCCCGGTGACCGTGAACCCGATGGGTCCGGCATCGGTGGCGGCGCCGGACTGCTTGAAACCGGCGATCCATACACCCCAGAACGCGCAGTCCTTGACGACGTTGCCGGCGACGGTCCCATTCGTGCAGCCCCGTGAGATGGAGAAGCCGTTGTCGGCGCTCTTCCACGAGAAATTGTCCTTCACCGAGTAGCGGTCGCACCAGGTGAGGCCCATGTCCATCGTGAGCTCGAAGATGCACTTCTCAATGCTGCAGCGTCGGATCCCGGACAGCCAGATCGGCAGACCGTGCGCACCGTGGACCTCGACGCGTTCGATGTCCACGTTCTGCGCGAGTGTGGAGGTTCCGGGTGCGAGATCACCAAAGATGCGGATGGCCGTGTTGAAGCCGTTCGAGCTCGATGTGCGGCCTCGGCGCGGTCCAGTCACGTCGTCGTCGATGGTGCCTCGGAACGAGAGGTCGTGGATCCTGAGACCGTCAACGACCCCGTAGTTCCCGAACACTGAGTTCAGGGGCGCGTCTTCCCCGAACACGAGGATGTTCGTCTTCCCGATGCCGGCACCGTATATCTCGACGTTGGTCCCGCCAACGTTGATCATCGACCGGACACGGTAGTTGCCGGCAGGGATGTACAAGGCAACACCAGCAGCGCGCGCAGCGCTCAAAGCCGCATTGATCGCCGGCGCGTCGTCTGTCACACCGTCGACAGTGGCACCGAACGCCTGCGGCATGATCTCTGAGACGAAATTAGAGCGAAGGAACGACCCTGCCGGCTTCTCCGGATCGGAGACGTTCTCGCTCACCGCCTGCTCGGTCGGGACGACGTTCGAACCATTCTGACCGGGCAGACCCCGCAGGTTGCCGAGGTCGATCTCGTCACCGTTGAGCTGTTCGAGGACGATGTTGTCGCCGGTACGGTGGGCGTCGACGATTGACTCCGGCGAGACGGGTCCAGTCTCGCCCTTGAGGTCCGCGATCGGGATCTTCGTAACCATGTGTCATTCCCCAATCAGGTAGAGCATGTTGGTGTCGCGGACGTACAACCAGTCGCCCGGCTTGGCGCCGTCTGGGATGGGGTCGGTTTCGAGCTCCACGAGCCAGATCTCCCCGTAGTTGAGAATCGGCGGCAGCAGATCCATGTATAGGACGGACGCTTGGTCCGGGATCTGCACCCGCCGGATGGAAGCACGTCCACGTAGCGCCTCGATGACGACAACGGCAGTCCCGGGCGGTGACGGCGGCATGCTGAACGTGCCACCGTCGACGGCGAAGATCTCCCCGCCACGCACCTCCGCGATCGCCAGGGCCTGCGTCGCCGATCCGGCAGCCGTAGAGAACGGCACCTCCTGCCGGAACTCGAGCCGTCCGTCTGCTGGTTGGCCGGCGGAATCCGGGACAGGCCCAGTGATGATCGTTGCCACAGTGGGCCTCCTAAGCGGTACCAGCAGCTGAAATGGACGGGGAACGGAACTGAGCGTTGGCGTTGTACGCGTAGCACTCGAAACGTGCGATGAGTGGCGTGTTGACCGGGAGCCCGCCGATGACGTCGAAGCCCGAACCTCCGACAGCGCCGAGGACACCGTTCGTGAAGCCCTTCCACGCATCCCGGCGGCTCTCACGCGAAACGACGGGAGCGCCAAGGTTCGTGTAGATGCCAAACGTTGCGATTGCTGCGTCACCGGCGGAGAAGAGCATCGCTTGGACGTCGATGCGTGCGACACCGGTTGCTGTCACGAACGTGACAGAGGGTTGGTCGGTGGTTGCCCAGCTATTCGCCCCAACGGGCTGCAGGCCGTTGCCTCCGGAAGCGGAGGTTGGACGCGTAGAGTTCAGGATGGCTAGCTGCGCGGCCTGCGCGTTCTGTACCGCCACAACCTGCGCCAGAGCTTCCTGAGCGGCAGCGAGAGCCGCCTGAACCTCTTCGAGTGTGCGGTTCCGTTCGGTGCCCGTAGACCTCTGCGCGTCACGCAACTGCCGCTGCTGATCCTTGTGCAAACCAGCCTGATACTGCTCCGGCGGAACATACCGTGGACCATCCATCAGAACTCCTCAGCCGTCACAACCTGCAACCACTCCGGATCAGACGTGCCACCAGACATCGACACCACCCGCAGACGTTTCTGACCGTTCTCCAAGAACACCGACCCGCGAATGTCCAACGACAACCAGTCGCCCTTACGCATGCCCACCGCGGCGGACTTGCGGACATCGAACGAGTAGAACTTCCCGATCGTTCGGCCCTGAGCGACCCGTGCGCGGGCGTAGGAATCCAACGTGGACTGTTCCTTCACCGACGAGTGCGACGAGTCCAGAACCTCCGAGAATGGGAACCCACGATCAACGAGGTACGAGTCATCAGCGCGCGCCACCAGCATGCGGTCGTCGGACTTCCCACCCGTGAACCACGCCCGTGACGTCATGTACGTCGGCAACAGCTTGAACTTCAACTTCCGAGCTGTCGGGTTCTTCCCCCGAATGGAGAAGTCGAACTCCGACTGCGACGTGATCAACCGGTCAGCGTCCGTCGCCGTCCGCAACAGGGTCTGCATCTTCCCCACCACGTCAGTACGCCAACGCGACACATAATCGACCTCGACACCACCCTCAAGCTTCGTGATGTCATCGATCAGCTCGAGCAGGTTCTTCATGTCGGCCGCTTCAGTGTTCTTCTCCCGCGACCCGACACGGTCCGGCTCGAACACCCACGGCAGCCCGAACCCGGGCATCCCCATCGCCTGCTGCACCAACTTCTTGATGATGGTGCCGTACTCCCAACCCTTCAGGTTGGTGTCGTACGTGGACACAGGTTTACCGTCCGGTCCGATGATGTTGCCGACGTTGAACGGCAGCACCAGCCGATCTCCAAGAACCGACTCCACACCGTTGCCGGGGATGGACAGGACCTTCGTGTCCTCATCCCACTCAGGGATACCCACACGGCCGGCAGCAACGAAGTCAGCCCAACCGTCTTCCTGCACAGCGATGACCGTCTTCTTCGGGGTGACGAGGTTCGCCAACCCGAGACGCCGCATGGACTCGGTGTACACGGGGACGTCGAACTTCACACTGTCCGGTGACCCGATCGTCTGCGTCCACGTTGCATCAACGACAGACAGTTGATCGAGGTCTTCACCCGTGAGCAGATCGAACAGCAAACACTTCACGGGTCACCAACTCTCAGATCTCGTCGCGGACGGCGGACTTGGGGACCGAACCGGCACCGAGCTTCGTCAGGAAGTCGTTCACCGCAGGGATCGCGATGATGCGGGTGACTACACCAGTGACGACGAGGATGCCTGCGACGATCGCGTTGACGAGAATGGTGACCTCAGCCGGGACTCCGTTGCCGGTGAACGCGTCGACCACGAGGGGCAGTGAGATGTTCACGACGGGGAGGATGACGATGAGGTTCACGAGGACCGTGCGGATGACCCGCTGTGACTTGAACCAAATCTCGGGAACTGCTGCGTGCTTGGACATGGGGTTGTCTCCTATATCGGTGATGGGTGGAAATGGGTAAGCTCGCGCTCGCCCTCCTGCAGGGGGTAGGGCTTCGGGGTGGTAGGAACACTCCGAAGTCCGCTCAATCAGACGCGTGCAGATCCTCGATCTCGAGCTGCGTCATGTCCTCAGCGGACGGCATCGGCATCTGACCCTGACGGCCATTCCGATCCCACGTGATGAGCTGCCGGAAGAACCGGCGGATGATCGCGTTCGTGGACTTCTTCCACTCCTTGAACGCGTTGAGCTCCTCCTGGACCGGCTGCAACGCAATCGCGATGCGCTTGTCCACGTACTCGGCGAGCTCAATGTTGTTGTCGAACAGCTGCGATCCGGCGTCCACCTGGTTGCGGGTTTCAGCGGTGCGGTTCGATCGCTTGTTGTTGAGGTATACGCCCAACCCGAGGAGTAGCGTGACGAGGAGACCGGCGGCTGAGATCCACTCCGCGCCGGTCACTCGATGACCCGCTTCTGCTTCCGCAACTGGAACCCGAGGTCGAGGACACGCCAGACGGGAAGCACGATCAGCGCCGACATGAGACCCGCGGTGGCCTGCGAGCCGGGTACCTCAAAGCTCCGTGCTGTCAGGACTGCCACGTACGACGCGACCAGGCCGATGAGGACGATCTTCGCGCCCAGCTCGAGCTTCCCCAGCTTCGGGAAAGCCACACCCACCAGACACGCCAGCGACGCCAGCGCGATCGCGCCAGACCAGAACGCCGCATAGGTGGTGTTCGTCACATCCGTCACCGACCCGACACCGCGCACGAATCCAACCACACCGAAGTACAGAAAGATCAGGTTGCCGACCGGAAGTACGACCCGGAAGATCCCACGGAACCGCCAATCCTCAGGCCGGATATTGCCCGACGCCCAGATGGACGCGGCGAACAATCGTTTGAACATGGGATCCCCCTCCCGGGATGGAAGCGGGCTACTTCTTCACGCTGACGAGCGCCTGCACGCCATTCACCGACACCGAACGGGCAAGGTCGAACTCCCGCTCCGACGCGAACACGACCGGTGCGCCCCACACTGCGAGAGCGAGCGGCAGTTCCTCGGGGGTGAGTGACTTGTAGTAGCCGGCACCGACGACAGCGATGCCACGGTTGGTCTGCTGGATGAGTCGCATTTCCTGTACTCCTTGGGTTGTCGGTGTGACGGTGCCCGCTTGGGCGGTGCCCGAGACGTACAGCCACGGGTTCTGTCGGTTCCCCTGCGGGTCGACGAGGTTGTAGTGCACGTGCGGCTGTCCGGGGGCGCCGGATTGGCCGGAGTAGCCGATGAGCTGCCCCTTGCGCGCAACTCCGTTGACGAGGTCCACGTAGCTCGAAAGGTGCTTGTAGTCGAGGATCCAGCCGGGGTCGTGAGCGAGGTGCAGGCGGGCGACGTTCCCCGCGGTGCCGTTGTTCGGCTGCCGGGTGACCGTGCCGTCCGCCCACGCGTACACAGGCGTCCCGACAGGTGCGACAACATCGACACCACCACGTCCGGGACCAGCATCACGGAGATGACGAGCCCACGACTGACCGGCGTCACGGTTGTCCGCGAGGATCACCGTCGAAGGCGAATGGATACTGAAATCGTGAAGCGCCATGGTCATCCTCCTGCGGTCAGGTAGCCGGAAACGGGCTGGTTCGCCGCCCACGCGTTCGTGTCGTGCCGGCGGAACCGGATCTGAATCGTCGTGTCACCAACAGGGGTGTCCCACACGATCGGCGACAGCAGCTGCGACAGCAGATCGGATGCGACAATGCGGCCCATCGTCACCTGCACCCACGTTGGCGTCATGCCCAACAGGGGGTTGTTGACGACGAGGATGCCGTTCACGTTCGTGTTCCCGTCGAACCTGACCCCAGCAACCCGATCCCGGGAACGCCACACACCAGCGGTTCGGACGTACTCAGACCCACCCATGACGCGGGCCAGCTGAGCGTCAGCCGGTACCCACAGGTTCATCTCCGACGTGGACCGGAACAGCATGGTCCCGCCGGCAGCAGCAGTGAACGGGTGTAACGGTGTGATGACCACACCAGCCGAGTTCGTCGCCGTCGCCGTCGAAGGAACAGCCACCCGTGCGATCGGGATAGCCGCGTCAGGCAATGCCGGATCGTACGGGTCAGCTGACGGCGTGCCCGGAATCACCACAAAATTCGAGGTTGAGGCGATGCCTGTAATCTGCTGATCGGTGCCCACATACGCGACGATGTTGTACTGCGTGTTCGCGGACGGCGGGTTCGGGATTGCCACGTCGATCGTTTCCGTCAACGCCGCGAACCGTGCCCCCTCCTTCACATGCACAAGCTCCATCGGGAGGACGTTCACGCGCATGTCAGGGCGCGCCGTCACCAACGCATTCGTGTGACGAGGCAACACCCCAGCACGCGGAACACCCGAAGTGTTCTTCGCCACCAGGCCTGCAAGGATCGCCGCGTGCTCATCCGAAGCGAACTGCACCCCAGTCGTCGGCCAAAGATCGGTCTGCATCGGTACTCCTACCAGGAAGCCGCACGCATGCGGGCAATGAACTTCGGATCACCAGTGACCGTCCCCAACGGACGCACCGTGACAGTGGTTGAACCCTCAGGAGGAACCGAGAACCAGTCCCGCGCCGTCACCAGCCGGGACGGGATCGGGGACGTGCCGTCGAGGAACACACGCTGCTCGGCGGTGTCAAACACCAACGACTGCGTGTCACCGATCGGACGCTCCACACGCAACCGGCCACGACCGTTCACGATCAGTTCCACGCCCTGCGACATGCCACCCGTCACCTCAAGCAACGGGTACCCGTCAGCTGACCCCGTGTTCGGGATCACCAACCGCCCAGAATCGGACGACATCGCATACGTGTACGGGTACGTGTAGGGGTACGAATACCCGCCCGAGTTGTCCGGCATGCCCGTCGTGATCAGGAACTCAGGGCCATACCGGATCGGATCATGCGCGAGGACGTCAATGGAGAACTCGACGTCGTTGCCGCCGTAGTTGTCCTTCGGTGTCGCAGCGCGGATCGAAACCATGCGCGTCCACGAACCGTCCTGAGCGTGCACAGTCATCGGCTGTGGGGTGCGGAAAGCACCCCACGCCGTGATGCGCGCCTGAGCGGCGAGAGCGTCCGCTGCGTCCTCCCCGAGGAAGAACGCGTCAAACGAGACGGCCAGCGAGCTCCGAAGGATCTCGCCCGGGGTGAAGTCGCCATCGCCCAGCGGGTTCGAATCGGACGGGTTCTTGCTGTCAGGCAGGCGGCGCCAGTCCCTCAGGCCGCTGAATCCCCAACCAGTGGGAACGTCAGTGGTGCCGTCGAACCAGATACCGCCGAGCTCGATTCCGTACGCAACGTAGTCGTCCATCAGGCCCCCTGCATCGCGTCTTCAAGCAAACGGCCGGCCTGCCGGAACAGGATCTGAGGATCCTCAGTGCGCTGCTCGAATACGTTGTTCTGAGTGACCGAACCCGAACCGCCGCCGATCTGGCCGAGGATCTGCGGGCTCAACGGGATGACCGCTTCGTCGTAACGTCCCTCACCGATGACCGCCGGCATGCCACCAGGACGGGCGGCGATGATGCCACCCTTCGCGAGCTTCGGAAGTTCCCCAACCGTGAGGTCGATGGTCCCGCCAGACGCATCCTTGATGCCCTGAGCGACGTTGTTGATTCCAGCGATCACGCCGTTGATGAGGTCGATGACGCCGTTCACGACGCCCTTGACGATGCCGACCATGCCGTTCCAAATGCCGGCGAAGATCTGCACGATCCCGTCCCATGCCTGCTCCCAGTTGCCGGTGAAGACACCAGTGATGAACGTGATCAGACCGCCGAGCGTGTCGGAGATCATCTGGATGACCGGGACCAGGATTCCGGAGATCGCGCTGACCACGGAGGTGATCATCGGGATCAGGAAGCCGAGGGCGATCTGCAGCCCCATGACGCCGGCGTTGATGAGGAACGACAGCAGCTCGATCAGCGGCGGGAGGATCACCCCGATCAGGTCGAGCAGCGGGGTGAGGAGCGCCAGGATCGGTGTCAGCAGGGGCGTGATTGCCCCGACCAGCTGCATAAACACTGGTGCGAGTGCCGCCACCAAGGTGGAAAGCAGCGGGAAGATCATCTCCACGATCGGCATCAGAGCCGAGATGAGGGTGGAGAAGATCGGGACCAGCATGCCGATCAGCGGGCCCAGCAGATTGAACGCCGGCAACAGTGCGGTGATCAGTTGTGCGATGAGCGGCGCCACCGCGGCCAGGATCGTCCCGAAGACCGTGGCGAGCTGCTCGAACACCGGCACAATCTGCGGCAGGACCGCTGCCAGGACGCCGACAAACACCTCAGCGAGCTGAATGATCAGCGGCACCAGTGTCTTGATCACGGTCATCAGCACGCCACCGAGCACCGCCCCGATATCACTGAACGCTTCACCGATGACCTTCACTGACGGCTCAAGAGCCTTCAGTGCCACGCCCAGCGGCGACAGAGCGGTCATCAGATCGATGAACGGCGTCAGATCGAACCCTGCGTTGAAGCGGTCAGTGATCCACTGCAGCGCCGGTCCGAGGAAGCCGGTGAGTTTCTCCCCTACCTTTGTCGCAAGATCCTCGATGGGACCCAGAGCACCCGTCGCCGCGGTGATCAGCGGAGCGATCATCGGATACACGCCCGACATCAGGTTTGCCCCGATGCGGCCGAGCGCAGCGAAGAAGTTCATCGTGGCGCCGGGGATGGTCTTGCCCATTTCCTCCGCGACTGTGCCCGACGCGGAAGTCATGGCCGCTTCGAACTCGGCGAACCCGATCTTGCCGGCCGAAGCCATGTTGAAGACTTCCTCAGTCGTCACACCAAGGTTCTGTGCGAGGGCCTGGTAGATCGGGATACCCCGGTCGGCGACCTGCTGCAGGACGTCGTTCTGAGCCTTCCCCAGCGACGCAACCTTCGCGTAGATGGAACCCATGTCGCCGATACCCACACCGGCAGCCGACGCGCTGTTCGCGACAGACTTCAGGACACCCTGCAGCTGCTCGCCAGGCTTGATGTTCGCCGCCACCAGAGACGCCGCAGCAGTCGCCGCGTCACCGAGACCGAACGCGGTGCCCTTCACGGACGCTTTCGCGTTGTCCATGATCTGGGTGATGTTCTCGGTCGTCTGCCCCAGACCGGTGAGCTTCTTCTCTGCCGTGTCGATGGCCTCGAGGCGGCTGAAACCCTTCGCGAGGGCAACACCGAGACCTGCAGCAGCAGCGACACCGAGAGCGATCGCGCCGCCCTTGACGATCTTCCCGAGACCAGCAGTGAACGAGTTACCCGACCGCTGGCCGGCCTCGTTGACGGCACCCTGCACGTCAGACGCACCAAGCGAACGACCGATGTCACGGCTGACACCAGGCATGCGCGTGTACAGCGCGATATACGCGTCCGCGATTTCGGTTGCCAAACAGACCACCTCCGGGGATGACGAACACCCCCGGAGGGGCTACTGGGTGGGCTGTTGGCGACGCTGGCGAGCCGCACGCTGACGTTGCGCGTGCGCGTCCTGAACTGCAACCTCGCCTGCGTACGGCGGCGTTTCGGGTGGCTTTGGAGCGTTCCGAGGTGGTTTCTTCTGCGCGTCTTCGCTTTGCATCCACGCGAGACGCCGCATCTGGTACTCGACGAGGCTGAGCATGTGCGTTTCCGCGGACCACGCGAGCGGCCCACCGATGGCACGCCACAGTGAACATCCCGGCGGGAGATCAGCGACGAGGTCGCTCATTTCCATCAACGGGCGGTCTCGCAGGCGGAGTCCGTATGCGGATTGGATTGCTGCCAGCAGAGGCCCACGGTGTGAGATGTAGGCCTCTGCCAGCAGCATCAGTTTGGGTTGATGGCTCCGAACAGGTCCTTGATGAACGTGCTTCCGTCGACGATGGACACGCGCTTGGTGTTGGGGTCGCGGAGGACATCCATGACGATGGTGTACTGGGCGTCCGAGATCAGCCGGCGGAGGATCGCGGGCAGTCGTGCTGCGTTGGAATCCACGTCCAGTGATCGCAGGTCGTCGAGGAGCTCGAAGTCGTTGATCGCGTCGTCAGAGACGAACACGGACAGCGGAATCTTCTTGCCCTTCTCGGTGAGCGTCAGCTTCGGGAACGTGACCGAGCGGCCACCTTCCACGTCTGTGGCCTTCGGCTTCTCCGACTCGGGTTCCTTGTGGTCCTGGGGCTTCTTTGGTGCAGCCATGGTGATGACTCCTTCGTAGTGTGGTGACGGCTCATGAGAGTGACCGGGCGGGGCGAGCCATCACCAAGGGATTCCCCACCCGGCCACATCGTTACGGCGTCGTCGAAGCGACAGCGTCCGGATCGGTGCCGCCGGTGAGGGCGGAACCATTCGCTGCGAGCGTCACCGCGGAAGGGAACGTGATCACAGTCGGCGACGTACCAGTTGCGGTGATCCCCGACAGGCCCGTCACGCCAGCGAGAGCGTTCAGAGCCGCAGCGACGGCAGAAGCAGCAGCGTTGTAGACGAGAGGTGCCGTCGAGAAGTCGTTCACCGACAGTGCGTACGTGCCGCCAGTCGGGGTACCCGTGACGCTCACGTTCCAGACCGTGTCCGTTGCCAGACCGGACGACTCGAACGTGATGTAGTCGCCGATGATCTCACCGAGGAACGGGAACCCGGCGATGTCCGAGTTCGTGAACACACGGTCACCGTCAGGGACGATCTCGAACCGTTCGATGACGTGACGTTCCTTCACTGTGATGTCATCAGCGTCGAACACATCCACGACGACGGAGCGGGCGGAGACCTTCTGGCCGGCGCCACGGCGAGTGCGGCGGACACCGTTCGCGACGGTGACTTCCTTCTCGTCGTACCGCAGGCCCTTCGTCTGAGCCTTCGACTCCAGCGCGTGGAACCCGATGGTGGTACCAGGCGTTTCGATGCGCGTACGCACCACACGTGCCCCCTGGTGACCGCGGATCTCAGTCTTCGAACCAGTGAACGCCTCCGTGATGCCATCGGAGTGCAACCAGCCGACGTCCTCGAACGCCGGGTCGAGCACGGAGTCGATGCCAGTCGGCAGCGGCGTGCCGATCGGGGCCAGGTAGATCGCATCAGCATCGGAACCGAAGATCCGGGCGTTGGCGGAATTGACCGTCATGGGTGTTCCTTCCTTGTGGCCGAACACACGCCCGGCATAGAAAAACCCCCACCAGGACGGCGAGGGTCGAATGAGTGGTGATGGTCAGCGGGCGGCGCGGAGTCGCAGTGCCATGGTGAAGCGGTAGCGGGGGATGTTCGTGGTCGGGTCGGGCGCGAAGTACAGCCCGCCCGCCTCGTCGACTCCGCGCACAAGAGGCATTCGCGTGTACAGGTTGAAGAACGCTTCACGACACTTCGCCGTCAGCTCGAACGCCTCGGTCGTTGTTGGCGCCTGACCCTCGACCGTGATATTCGCTGTCTCGAGCACACGGTTGGTCGCGCCGCCACCAGACCGGTATGCGCGAACGAACGCGGTTGGTCGGGGGTTCGGTACCAATGTCCCTACCTTCGTCGGGAACACAACGGGTTTGAGGAAGCTGACCGCGAGTGCTTCAGCGTCTACGAACCTCATGAACGCCCCCGTGTCCAGTGCGCGATCTGCGCTTCGGTGGCCCAGATCCTCCGGCCGGCGGCCGTGGTGTGCTGGATTCTTCCGCCGAGCACACCTTCGAGGATCCCGTCAGCTGCTTGCCGTTCCCGTCCCGTCTGATCGACTGTTTCGACGTACGCGCGTGAGGTGTTCTCGTACGGGCGCGAAACCATGTCGAACCCGATACCAGCAGCGTCGGCAAGCCTTCTGGCTTCTCTGTCGACGATCGCCTGCACTTCGGGGGAACGGAGGACCTGCCGCACGCCGGGCATGTACATCTTGACTTTGATCTTGGGAGCCATGTCAGCCCTCCACTCGTCGGATCGTGACGACGTTGCCGTAGTGCTCGGCGCCTTCGGGGTGCTCCCAGATGCGCGTTTCGCCCTCCACCTCGTACTGCCGCCCGTTCACGGTCACTCGGTCGCGTGGTCCGAAGATGGTCCCGGGGTACAGGTAGATGGTGGGTTCGACGATGACGCGGTCATGGCCGGCCTCGCGCGGCTCAGAGGTGGATCCGGGGTCGAACGCCATGATCTCGACGTCGGCCGGCTCGCCCCAGGACTCGACCTCGTTGCCGTGGGAGTCCTCACCGGTGCCGGCGAACGTTTCGTGCTGCACGATCATGCGCGCATCACGATCGTGCCGGACGTGCGCGGCGCCCTGAAGCTGTTCGCGATCGCCACGTCATCCGGTGACAGCAGCAGCTGCCCACCCACCGAGTACGCGGAAAACGTCTCAGCCTCAGTGAACGGCCCGGTGGTCGTCGACCGCTGCGTGACACCTGCAGCAGCTCGAGGGTCGATGCGGAGGACACGAGCAGCGATCTCCGCCACCGTCACCTTCACCAAGTCAGGGACGTCATCAGAGCCGTGCGAGTACGAGACGCGCACGAACTCGTGAGACAACCGGTGCAACGTCAGCACCTGGTCGAACCGAGTGAACGGTATCACCGCACCACAGTCGTCAACCACGCTCTCCACGCTGGTGACCGGTGACTGCGGGAGTCGCACAGTCCCGGCGTTCACCTTCAGCCGCACCGTCGAAGTGCCCGGGGTGAACAGCTGCCCCGACCGGAGCCGGAACAGTTCCGACGCTTTCGTCAGCATCGCGACGACCCGCGTGACCTCCTCGGAGGTGAGAGCACGCCCTAGCGCCTCGACGACGTCCTCTTGGGACGCCAGAGTTGGGTTGGACATGATCTCACCTCCTGGGTGGTTACGCGACCGCGATGGCCGGGCTGGTGCCGCCGGTGAACGCACCGGTGACGGTGACGACAGCGCGCTCCTTGAGCGTGACCGTCTTCGCGTTGCCCGGGAACGCACCGCCGGTGACGGTGGCTCCCGAGACGCCAGTGAGCTCGTTGATCTCCGAAGCGATCGTCGCGCTCGAGGCGTTGAACGGGATGGCGTCGGTCGTCTGACCGTCGACCGTCACGGTGAACGTTCCACCGGTCGGGGCGCCGGTGATGGACACCGTGTAGGACGCCTTCTCGGCCCCGCCAGCACCGAACGTGACCTTGATGGCACGCTGGAACTTGAGGACGACAGCGTCGTTCTCGTCACGGACGATGGAACCGTCCGCAGCCTGCTCCGGGTCGGTGACCGCGGTAGCTCCGGCAAACGCGTGCACGATGGAACGATCCTTCATGTACGTGCTGTCGTAGTCCCACAGCTGCGTGACAGCGAGACCGTTGCCGGCCGCGACTCCACCACCCTTCGCGACACCGTTCGGCACTGCCGGGGCGACGTTCGCGATGGCGACTGCGGTCTCGTGGACGAAGTACGACTCGTCCTCACCGAGCGCGTCGAGCTCGACGATGGTCCAGCCGGCGAGGCGTCCGACGACACCTTCGCGGAGAGCCTCGGGGAGGCCAGCCGTGTCGACGTCGAGGAGCTTCTCGTAGGAGGCGACAGCCTCGGACACGTTCGCGCCGACGAGCCAGTACCGACCGGTGAGGGGCCAGTGAGCCTGCTGGGCGAGCTTCCGAGCGCGAATCGCGACCTTCCGCGGGTCCGACTCGACCGCGCTGCCCGATGCCGGGTTGAACGTGACACCGAAGACGAACGACGCGGCGCGAAGCGCACCGACGACGATGTTCTCGAAGAAGTCGAGGATCGCGTTGACCTGCGGGACCTGCACGTCGCGGACGTAGTCGATCTCGTCGAGGGTCTCTTCCTCGGGCGACAGTGCGACCGCGGAGTAGATGTGACGGTTCAGCGCCACCTGGATCTTCGAGTTCGCGAGACGGTCGACGACGATCGCGTCATCACCACGCCACGGCTTCTCGCGTGCGACGAGAACGGCGGGGCGCTTGATGTTGACGACGTCGCCCTCAGCGCCTCGGAAGTCGGCGATGCCGAACTTGAAGGTGAACAGCGATGGCGCCTTCACCTGACGACGGAGCAGGCCCAGCGCGGTCTGCGCGAGCTTCTGCCCCTTGACGAAAATGTTTGCCACGATGGCTTCCTTCCAGAGTTGATCGGCCATCACGGACGTGATGAACCGGGGTGCTACCTGGCGGTAGCGGCGGCGACGATGTCATCTGGTGACAGCTCGCCATCACCGATGGGCTTTCCGGTGTCGCCCTGACCCTCGGAACCAGGTGCTTCGGGTGGGGCGGGGAGAAGAGCGAGGATCTCGTCGGCGTGTGCCTCAAGCTCCTCACGAGTGGCACCACGGAGCGCGGTCGCGGGGATCTTCCGATCCTCGAAACCCTTCTCCTTCGCGATCTCCTCACGGAGCGTCGCAGCAGTGGTCTTCGCGTCGATCTCGGCGAGCTTCGCTTCCGCAGCCTCAGCGCGAGCGAGGAGTTTCTCCTGCTCGGTCTGGTTCGCGGCTTCGAGCTCGTCCAGCTGCCGTGCCTTGTCGGCGTTGGCCGTGGCGCGCTCTTCGTTCTTGCGTGAGAGCGACTTCCACTTCTCGGCTTCCGCCTGAGCGGCAGCGAGCTGTTCCTCGATCGTCTTCGCTGCGTTCGCGGCCGTTTCGGCGGCTTCAGCGGCGATCTCTTCTTCGGTTTTCGGCATCAGTGCATTCCCCGTTTCGGGTGTGTGGATAGCCACCGTTTCGGTGACTCAATCCCGCGGTTGCGGGAAATCAGTTGAGGGCGTCCGGCCCGGTGAAGTGCTGCTCACGCCAGGCGAGCGTCGGCCCGTACTCGCCGTGCTCGTGGACGGTCACAAGGTCGAGGAGGTCGGATCGGCTGTTGCCGCCGTCGAGGTAGCGTGCGCCACGGTCGGTGCCGCCGAACTCGTTCTCGATCGCCGCGTGGATGGTCTCCAACCGTTCCGGTTCGAGCACCTGCCCCGGATCAGAACCGGCCTCGACCGTGTCGACACCACAGTCACAGCCTGGGTGGATCGGCATCAGGTTCTGCACCCGGTACCGCTGGGTGGAAGCGATCGCACACAGGGCGCAATTCTCACGACCAGTCAACGTGCGACGCATGTACGTGAACCCGCGACCCGTGAGCGACGACCGGGCCTGCGAGGTCTTCGCAAGCTGATGATCGGTGCCGACGAGCGACACGAGACGGTTGACTCCCTGCTCGATCGCGTCCTTGACCTGTGCGCCGTTCGACAGAGCCGTGTACATCGTCACCGCTGGCCGGCGGTACACGTCCTCAGCAGGCACACCACGCGCCGTCGTGACAACATCACGCGACACCAGTGCAGGTGCAACACGTTCGCCCGTCCTGACGGTCTCGAGAGACGCCAGATACGCCGACGTGAGCTGCGCGGTGAGCACCTGACCTGCCTGCACGCGTGGGACGATCAGCCGCACCAGTCGGTCAATGTCAGCGTCTCGCCACGATCCGGCGCCCAGCCAAGCCAGCCGGGCGAATGTCTCCACTCGCTGCCGGACGGCGTGTACGGCGTCGTTGTAGCCGACGATGACCTGCTCAGGCGTTGCCACTGCCAGCACCGATCAGAACAGCCGCCGACAGCTGCTCAGCAGCCCTCGCGGTCTCTTCCTCAGCGATCTCGTCCGGTGACATGCCCCAAATGTGCTGATCGATCCACCGCTGCGACTTGCCGGCCGTCTTCGCCTGCGCTGCAGCTGCGGACTTTTCCGACAGCGACACATGCTCCGGCGGCTCCCACAGCACCTGCACCGTGGAACCGTCATCGAGACCGAGGATCCGCAGCGCCGAGAGTAGAGCGCCCTCCATGGGCGCCGTCATCCGAGCGATACGATCCTTGGCCTTCATGATCTCGCCCTTGTGGACATTCGCCGCACCCGTAGCCGACTGGTTCTGCCCGTCAGGGATGAACACGTCGATCGGCGACTGCGTGACCGCGGCGAAGTCCCGAAGGTCCGTCTTCTCACCGTCCAGCAGGGGGCGAATGTCGGTGGACTGGGACTCCCACACGTCGATGCCCTCGGGAAGATCCCACAGGGCGCCAGGGGCCGGCTCGAAGAGCTTCGCCCAGTCGATGTCGTTGCCCTCTTCGTCCTTGTCGGGCAGTCCGCCCTTCATCGCACGCTGCTTGTACGCCTGCATCGCGGTGACGACGAGACGCTGCAGCTTGCCGAGGTTGATTCGGTCGATGACGTCGATGTGTGGTTCGAACTCGGACATGCCGTTCTTGTTCGCAAGTTCGAACACGGGGATGGGGCCGGCGTACTCCTCGAGCTCGCCCAGCGGCTCCCAGTCGGAACCTGTCGCAGACTCACGAATGGAACCGTTCGACGTCTTCGAAGACCGCGTGTACAGCTGACGAGTGCCCGGCAACCACAGCAAGGCGTAGTCACGACCAACCTCGTCGTCACGCCACGCCTTCAACGCAGCCTGTGCCCGCCACGGCTGCACCGGATCAGGGGCGCTGATCATCTGTTCCGGCTGCTCCGACGTGATCACCGGGTCACCAGTGCGAACACCAGTCACCAGGTAGCCGTACGACGTCGACAATGCGTTCCAGATCGCATCCGCGAACACCACCGGGAGGCGGTTGTCGCGCCACACACGCCGAAGGGCGTCAGCTGCCGGGTTGTTCGCGGTCTCGCCGACACGGACGCCGTTCGGCACCATGCGACCGCTCAGAGATGAACACAGCAGGCCACCCATGTCGGTGCGGGCGCGCTTCTGGAACGCCACCCACGACGCACGCGTGTTCTTGCCCATCTCGGGCATCGGCGCGTCACCGGTCGAGTACTTCCGCATCAACGCAATCCGCGGCTGACGGGTATCAAGCTTCAACGTGAGACGCTTCAGCCATTCGTCGGGGGTGGTAGCCATCCGTTCCCCTCCCAGGTCAGTAGATGCGTCGGGCAGTGCCCTTGCGATTGTTGGTGACGCCCTTACCGAGCGCCTCGAGTCCAGCTGCGAACGCGAACATGGCGCCCCAAGTGGCGTCGATCTTCGCGTAGTCCTGATCGTCGTCCGGCTTCTTCAACACGTACCCGGCGCGACGAGCGTCACGACGTGCGTTGAGGAAGTGGGCTGTGAGCTCCTTGGAACCGTCGAACGTGATGTCGCCGGAAACGATCGCCGAGTGCATCTGCTCGAACGCCTCACACGTGCGCGAGACATCCTTCTGACGCCACCGGATCGGTTCGTTCGCGGTCAGTTTCACCTTCAGGCGACGGTTGTAGTCCGCCTCCCACGTCTTCACCTGACCAGCCCAACCAGCAGACGGGTCAGCGAAGAAACCAACGACGTTGTACTTCCGGAACGCGTCCTTGACTGCCTGCTCGATCTCGAGCTGCGGTGGACGCCACCCCTCGCCGGCAGGCCCGTCCGGTTGCTCCCACACGCCCACCTTGAACAGGTGCTTCTGTGTGACCGAGTAACCGATGAGGACCGTGGAATCCGCGATGTGCGAATCCTTGCGCCCCTCCGAGCCGTCGAACCCGAGCGTGACCGGTTCCGTCTTGCCGATGATCTTCGCCTCATCGAGGATCGCTCGAAGCTCAGGCTGCGACAGGTACGAGTCGGATGCGTGGGTGATCTGGTTCAGGAAGTCGGCCCGCATCTTCTGCGGATCGTTCGACGTGTCGAAGAAGTCGAGCGCGGTGCGCTCGATCGGAGCCCAACCGGGCTCACACGGCGGATCGTGGAGCACGCAACCGTCAGCATGGTCCGAACTGTCCCCGTACGACACCCGAAGGCCAGCCACGAGCGACTCGTACGACGACGTGTCGGTCTCGGCTGGCGCCTCACGGTGGTCGTAGACCAGGGAACGCACCCGCTCGAGGTTCTTGTACTTCCCCGACCTGATCTGGTCCCAGAACTTCGCCGAAGCCTCAGCCACAGATCGTTCACCCGGTGTGAAAGCGTTCGGGGACTCGATTGTCAGCCCGCCGACTTTCGTCGCGTTGTTCCGCAACGTCTGAGCGAGTGAAACGCCGCCGTTGCCGGGAACCCACTCCTCCGTCTGGTCCATGATCGCCGCGACCTGACCCGGGATACCCTTCGCAGACCGTGCCGACGACGTCCGACGCTCGATTTTGCCCTTCGGCAGGTTCACGAACGTGTCCAACACCTCAATGTCGAACTCATCCGCCGCCGGCCCCTCACGGAGCATCTCGAGCAACGGCTTCCATGTGTTCCCGACCTGATCGTCAGAAACCGCAGTCACAACAACAGTCGGGGTGAGGATCTCACGCCACGGTTTCGCGACCGGCTGCCCTGAAGCATCCCAACCATCGAAGACGACCTCGAATAGGCCCTCGGCGATACCGATCGCAGCGAGGAACGGGGACTTGCCCCAACCTCGAGGGCGCTGGATCACGGCACGGTGCTTCACACGTCGACCAGTCGACGGATCGAGCTCGTACAGGCGCACCAGGAACTCGAGCTGCTCCCTCGTTACCTCGAACGGTGAGTAGTCCATCTTCGCGGGCGCCGCGAGGTACTCGGACATCTGGTCAGCGACATGCCAGCCCAACGACGGGAACATTTCCCCGTCCAGCGGACGCCACGGCATTACGCTTCCAGCTCGTCACGGACCTGCATCCCCACGAACCGGTCACGGGAGCTCCGAACCTTCGAAGCCACCGACACCTCAGCCTCAGTCGCCTGAGCGAACTGAATCCGCAACCGTGCACGATCCTCAGGAGTGAACCCGTACTTCGCCTCACGCAACCGGAGCTCCGCGGCGAGGGACAGCTTCCCCATCCAGAACTCCGCGTGCAGACGAGCAGTCTCCATCAGATACGACCAGTCGGTCTCGATGAACTCCTTCGCCAACGGGTGATGAGCAAGCATCGCCCACCAGTCCTGCGTCATCGACGGCCACTCGAACTCCTGCGTCACCAACTGCTCATCGACCGTGACCATGATCGAGAACGACGGCAACTCCGGCTGCTCCACCGGCTGAACCTCAACAACCCGAAGCTGGATCACATCCTTGTTCGTGCGAGCACGCTTCGACGGATCCTTCGGCGCTGGACCTCTACCTGCCATGACTGCATCTCCCGTTTCGGGTGAAGGCCCCCAACCGTTTCGGTCAGAAGCCGTGAAAGCGAATCTCAGCGCCCAGCACTCCAAAACCCCCAGACCCGTAGCCAGGGGGAATTACAGCAACTCTCCGCGCTCCTGTGACCCGGGGGAGGGGGTGGTCGGGGTGGTCGCCTGCCGTTTCGGGTCAGGTCAGGCCGGGATGTTGCTCTTTGGGGTGTCGTGAGCTTCCGCGTTTGCGTCGTGCTGCTGCTGCTTGGGCTTGTGTCTCCCTGTTGTGGTGCCAGTGGCAGAGTGTGCGGACGTCATCGACGGTGATGCGTTCGGCTGGTTGCCATTGGTTGACGTGTGCTGCTTCGAGTTTGGTTGTCTCGGTGCATCGTGTGCCGTCTCGCATGATCGCGGTGCATCTGTGACCGTCGCGGTTGAGGCAGGCGTCACGGATGCGTGGTGGTACGTGGGTGGGGCGGCTGTTCTCCCATGGCATGCGGCACCCCCGGGGTATCTATGTGTGGAGGGGGTGGTCTTCCTTGGCCGGCGCCCATCCTTCGGTCATCGCGGCCAGGTTGCTGACTGCCGTGTCCTGCTTGTCCCCGATGATCCCTGCCGTGGTGAGTGCTGTCCGTGCGTGGTCTTCTTGTTCAGCGTTCATCGCTGGCCGGCGCGTGTGATCTCGATCGGCTTGCCGCCGAGGGTGACTACCGGTACTTGTTCCTTGAACCATGCTTCGAGCCATTGCCGCTGATGGGGCAGGATGTCGATGCCCTGTTCGTGCAGATAGGACTCGATCTCGGCTGCACGCAGCTCATGCTTCGAGATCGTCATGACCGGCCTTCCCGTTCATCGCTGGGTTCCTCGGGTGGGAGTTGGTGGCGATAGACCGGCGACCCGAGGCTGTCGAATCGGAGCGGGATGAACGCTTCGCCGCCTGTCTCGGGTTCGGCCCACGGGCTGTCACTCATCGTCTTCTCTCCCGTCGAGGCTGTGGTGCCACACGTTCCACCTGAGTACCCCGCTGCTCACATCGGAGCGGTGTGTTGGTCCGCAGATGCAGTGTTCGTCGGGTTGGTGGTCGATGAGGTCGTGGTCGGGGATGTGGTGGGTGTCTTTTGGGTGGGTGATGGTTGACCAGGTGTCGAGCATGGCAGCCTCCCGAACGCGAGTGCGGAGTCCCAGCCGCCCGTGATCAGCGGGTTGCATGCGGCTGGGACTGGCGGTGGGTCGCTACCCTGTGTGCGTTGATTACCTGGCCAACGCCAACCTTTCATGGTGATCTTTGTGGTGGGCAGTGACGACGCGTGTGTGTGGCTCTACGGCCTGTGCGTGTATGCCCACCAAGTGGCCCCGCCGTGAAGGATCGAACTTCACTGAGTCAACGCAGAGACGATGCACCGAAGCTGCTGTCTGAACCATCCGCGAGATGCCGCACGGGGCGATATCCGACGCCGTGCCGTCTGACAGTCCACCCGGTCATGACTCCGGGTTGCTGTCACCACTCTTAGCCGTTGCTAGCGGGGTGGGGAGGTGTGTCGCGTTCCTGTCTTCGAGCGTGTTGGCTGTCACTGCGTACCTGTACCCTCGTCCGGTTCTTGCCGAGACTGTGTCTTCGGGCTGCCGGGGGTGCTACTGGTCGCTTCTCGCATGGTGGTGACGCTGAGACTGGAACGCGAGTGCTGAAACGCAGTTTCTCCAGGGCGGCTCGCCAGGGGCGAGACCTAACTAGCATTTGGCTATGCCCTTCGAACTTTTTGAACCGAGCCCAGCGGCTGCCAATGAGCCCGCAACTGTCCGACTCGGACTTGGCTCCCACATTTTCAGATTCAGTGGCGGTGCGCTTCCTCTGCTGAAGGCGGCGAGCCATGTTCGACTGCTCTTCGACGAGGACACACGCCGGATGGCGTTCCAGCTGAGCTCAGCCGACGATCCAGCAGCGCTCCTTGTAAGTTACGACTCGAACGCCGCGACTATCGAAGGGAGGTCTTTTGCGCGCCACCATCGCGTCGCCCCGGGGCGAGTCTTTTCACTTGTAGAGGACAACGGCATGCTGGTCGCCGACGTGGGTGAGCCGTTCGGACGCCCGGCCAATGAGTGAGGTTCTTCTCGAACGAGCTCTTTCCCGAGCGAACGCAAATGGCCCCTCTCACCGGCGGGTGGGAAGGACCAAGTACGTCAAGTATATAGAGTCAATGCGGCGATGTCTTGTCAAGCCGCGCCCTACTCGTGCGAATTCTTCCGAGCTCGCCACGCCAGCGCATAGCCGTGCGTTCTCGCGTCGTCCAGAATTTCAAGCGTCCGCTGGGCGTCTCGCCGGGCACTGAGGTGGCCCTCATACTGAGCCCCGTTTCCGGGCTCGGTCTCCAAACCGAGTTCCTCGAGTCTCCGTCGGGTCAGTTCTCGAAGGGCATCATCTCTGTCTCTGCTCATGCTTCTCCCTCGTTTTCTCGATCAGTGTGCCAGGAGACAGCGCCCCGAGAGACGAGGCGCTGCCCCATGGCGCTGGTCATTCGCCTCGACGCACCATCCCGATCAACTCTCGTGCGCCGCCTAGTTCTTCGACCGTTTGGGCTGCGAGCAACAGGTGCAGTGCGCACAGGCTGATCGGGATGTCCGAGACCACGGGTCGGAGGCATTCGTGGTTGCCTTTCCCTCCCCCGGTGTTGACCACACTGCGATCCCGCGATCCGTTGTTCGTGGACAGTGCGCTGCACATCATGATGCGTGCCCCACGATCTGTCCATACTTCGTGAGGAGGCGCTTCTGCACGTGCGCGGCACTGTTCTGCTCGCGAGTTGCTCGAGCGGCCGCGGCTTGGCGTGCTCGCTTCGTCTCCTGCTGGTCCACCAGGTAGGCGTGGACAGCTTCCTCGTACTCGTCGAGTTCGAACTGGTGGCCGCACTTCTCGCAGACCGCGTAGACCTCTGTGCCCGGGAGTCCGGCCGGCCACACCTTGATCTGTCCGTTGCAGATCGACAGCTGCACGTGCGGCATCGGAGAGGTTCGAGGGCGCTCGACCATCGGCCATCGAGCGGCAATCGAGCCGATCGGCGCCAGGCCGTCGATGAACTCGTTCACGGAAGCTTGGTCGAAGGTGAAGATCTGCGGCAGGTGAATGAGCAGCCAGTCCGACATGACGCCCGCGGTCTGGCGAGCATCTGCGGGTGAGATGCTGGCCGGAAGGCCGAGGACGTATCCGTGCTCGTCTCGCCATGAACGTCGTGCTGGTGCTGGCGGGCTGATGGACATCGCTTTCGCCCAGTGTGCCGAGTACACGGCGAGCGCCGAGTAGATCGCGTCAGCATCTACCCAAGCCTGCTCCGAGAAGGATCCGAGCGAGCGTTCCGACGTGCCGCTCACGCGGACGTCGTCGGACACCTTCGTGATCGTCCCCGGGAAGTTCGAGACGACATGCTCGACGAGGTCTGGGACTGCTCGAAGGGCTCGTTCGGCTTTCCCGAAGCATCGGAGGCAGAACATGCCGCGCTTGGCGACGAGCGGTTCCGGGTGGTCGGTGTCTTCGGTGCCCTTGCGGATGCAGCCGTTGATGCAGGGCAGGAGGACGATGGTGGTGTCGGTCATGTGCTGTCCGTTCTGTGAAGGGTTCATGAGTTGGCGTATCCCGCCGGGCTGTAGTCGTCGATGCGGGCACGGTCTCCACGCCACCCGAGGGTGACGACCGCTTGTGCGCCCTGCCGGTACTTGGCGATGTCGAGGATGATCTCCTCGCCGAACTGCTGCTCCTCACGGGACAGGAGCACGACCATGTCCGCGTCCTGCTCGATCGACCCGGACTCTCGGAGCTCGGAGATCAGCGGGCGCTTGTCCATGCGCTTCTCGGAGTCACGGTTCAGCTGCGACAGGGCGATCACGGGGACGTTGAGATCCTTCGCGAGCACCTTGAGCTGCCGGGAGAAGTCCGTCACCTTCGCCCGCCGGTCCGCGTTGCCACGTACGTCCATGAGCTGCAGGTAGTCGACGATGATCGCGGACAGCTCGCCGCGCCTGGACACGGTGCGGGCGAACTGGCGGACGTGCGCCGGTCCGACCATGTGCGCCCGGTCGTCGATCGCGACGCGACTCTGGAACGTGCGCCGGCTGGCCGCGACCATCGCCACCTGCTGTTGATTCAGCGTGCGGCGTTCGATCGCTTCGATGTCGACGTCGGCGTGAGCGGCGATCGCCCGACGGGTCAGCTCATCGCGACCCATCTCGAGCGACGAGTACGCGACGGTGCCGAAGTTGCCGAGCTTCATCGCGATGTTCAGCGCGACAACCGTCTTGCCGACACCAGGGCGGGCGCCGAAGATGTACAGGCCACCGCGGCGGAACCCTCCCGTCGCAGCATCGAACGCCGGCCACGGCGACGGCAGGAACGAACCCACCGTGCCCTCCACGTCCGGCTGTAGCGCCTCGTCCCACAGCTCCGGCATGAACTCCACCGGGCGGGTCGCCTGGGCGCCCACAGCGGCGTCTACCTTGCCACGTGCATACTCGACGAGCTCGTCCGGCGACATGGTCGTATCGAGCCCAGACAGCCCCGCCCCCACAGCCCGCAGCCGACGCACGAGCGACTTGTGCGACAGGATCTCGGCGTAGTGATCCACCGACACCGACGCGGCGTAGGCCGAGTCGAGCGACCAGATGGTGTCAGCGTGCTTCGGGAGCCGCAGGCTCAACGCCTCTTGCGACACCGTCCGCCCAGCCGCGCGCATCTCGAGCATCGCCGAGTAGATCGCCTCATGCTCGACCAGGTCGAAGTCGTCGGCCGTCAGCGTCAGGTCGTCGAGCGCCCGCCCGCCAGAGCTGAGGACGGCGTGGAGGATGCGGGTAGCTGCGGTGCTCTGCGCGTCATCCATTGCGACCGCCGAACCGTCGCTTGCCAGCCCACGGGTCGGGAGTGTCGACCGTCTCGACTTCTTCGATCGGGTCGTCGTAGCCGCCTGCTCGCAGCCACGTTGCCGGGTACGGGATCTTGCTCTTCGGGCGCTTCTCGATCTCGACCCATTGCTCGAACGTCGCGGGCACCACTCCAATGATCCGGTCGGCAAACGCCTCACGCTCGGCAGGCTTCACCGAATGGAGTGTCGAGGTCCACGCCTTGAGAGCGTCGAGCTTGGACTTCTTGTGCTGCCACACCGTCCAGAACTCTTCGAACATCTGCTCGGTCGTTCTGCGCACCGGCACATCTCCGATGGGCAAGACTGGTGATTCATCTAGTGGTTCTACTGATGGTTCCTCTGCCCGGTCACTCTGACCGGTAGGTATGGTCAGAGTGACCGGTAGGCTCGGACTCTCTGACCGGTGGTCGCTCTGACCAGTAGGCCCTGTGACCGGTAGGCCGAGGCCCACGTGGAGGATGTAGCGATCGCTCGTCCGGTACCCGTTCCGGCCGTGACGCTGCTCCCGCGAGATCAGCCCGTCCTGCTCGAGCGACGCGAGAGCCCGACGGACGGTCTTCTCGGAGAACCCGGACATGTGGACGATCTTCTGCTGCCCCGGGTAGCAGGAGAACGCTTCATCCGCCATGTCAGCGAGGACGACGAGAACGCCCTTGCGCGGGCCGGAGATGGGTAGGTCGTACGCCCACCCTGTTGCTTTGTAGCTCAACGCTCCACCCCCGCGATGCGGTGAGCGATGCGTCCGCCGATGATGCCGACGGACTGCACGATGATGCTCGGGTCGACGTCGCCGCGGACGGCGTGCGTCGCAGCGTGGAGCAGGTTGACAAGATCCCGGGCGACGCGCTCGTCCGCGACACCGACTGCGGCGAGCGCCTCAGCGTCGAACTGCCACTCAGCGAGGCCGGCCATGACCTCGATGTGCTGCTCAGCGTTCGTCGGCTCCGCTGCAGCGTTGAGGCGCTGCACGGCGATGTCGATGTTGTCGACGGTCTCCGCGCCGGTCCAGTTGCCGGACGGTTCCACTGGCTGTGATCCCGGGAACACACCCGAGTGTCCAACCTGGACACCCGGGTTCCCCGGATCGGAAGTGGAGGTCACCGCGTGCAAATGGCGAGCCTTCCCCGGATCCTTGAGAGCGGCCATGCGCTGGGCATGCTCCTCCGGGGTGCCGTCGCGGCGCGGGTAGTAGTAGCTGACGAACCCGCCGTGGTCCATGAGCCTCCAGATGGGTGTCCCGTCGTCGAACGTCTGAATTGCCTGACGCGCAGCGGGGTCGTCGTAGGAACGCATCGCGACGTCCTGGTCCCAGCTGATGCCGGGGACGTGTGCGGCGAGCGCCTTTGTGAGCTCCATCGAGATGGAGCCGGCGATGGCGTACGCCTCGTCGTCATCGTCGACTCCGTACTTCCCGCCGAAGTCGTCGATGATGATGTCGAGCAACTCCTCGACGAGCTTCGCGGTCTGCTTGAGGGTGTCGAGCGGGGTCGACTTGGTCTGGTTGGTCATGCTGCGCCTCCTGGGCGGTGTCCGAACGCTCCCGCGAGGTATGCGGCGTGGAACGTCGGGTGGTGGGTGAGTTTGATGGCGATGGCCTGGTAGAGCTCGCGCTCGTCAGCGTTGGTGCGTGACATGGCGATCGAGAGAGCGTCCTGTCGGGTGAGGTGGCGGAGCGACTTTCGGCGCCCGTCGGGCAACGGCACGACCGTGTCGAGCTCCGCCTCGGTGTATGGCTCCTGGAAGTCCGTCACGCCTTAACCGCCGCCTGCGGTTCGAGCAGCTTCCGCCGTGCTGCCTGGATCCACGCGATGTCGTTCGCGAGGGCAGCTACCTCGGTGGCCGTGTCGAGGCGGTAGGTCGACAGCGACACCTCGGGCACCCAGTCGCCGTAGCGGAGCACCAGGCGGACCCGGTACCCCTCGGCGCGGATGTCCTCGGCGACGTGGTCGGCGGAGTGGTTCGGTCCGACGTGCCAGCTGCCGAAGGACTGGCAACCGCTCACCGTGCAGCGGGTGCCGTGGAGGCGGTAGCCGATGGTCGTCTCGTACACCGTCGCCTGTGCAGGGAGCTCGCGCGGGGAGCAGGCGTCGAAGGACTCTGCGGTGTCGCGCATCGCGATCGCGTGCGCCCACGCCTTCCGGCGGTCGTCGTCGTCGGTGCCGGGCGCGAAGTGCACCCAGACCTCTGACTGGATCGGCACGAACACGACGACGGCGATGTACTCCCAGACGTCACCCTCGTCACCAGAGCTGAGCGGCACGACGTGCTTGCTCTTCACGCGCTCCGGCGGGTCGACCTCGCGCACCTTCCACTGCGCGTACGGCTTGCCGTCGACCGGCGTCTTACTGCCGGCCTTCCACTGCCTACCCACGGGGCGCCTCCTTCAGGAGCACCCGGCGTTGTCCGCCGACGATGTCCTCGCCGAACCACTCGAACATGCCGTAGTAGATGAATCCGTAGCCATCGGTGCGCCACGAGTAGCCGGGTGTGCGAACTTCGAGCGGCTTGGGGCTGGTGATGTCCCGGACGGTCGTGAACTGATCCGCGTACCCGGCTTCGACCATGCGGGCGACGGCGAACGGACCTCCGTCTTCCATTCCCTCCCTGAAGCGACCGTCGTCGGGGATCGAGACGATGCGGGTGTCGCTGTTCAAGATGAGGGCCTGGCGGGCAGCTGCTGCCATGGCGGCGGCGTACGCGGCGGCTTCGGATGCGTCAAGGTGGCGAGCGCCCGTGTCGCACTCGACGATCCAGGGTCCAACACATCCGCTGTGTGGGATGTCGTCGCTCACGTGGATCATGGCGAACTCGGGATCCGGTGCCGGCATCTCGTGCGCGATGACGCGATCGCTGGGGCCGTCCATGTCGTCGTAGACGTTGCGGATCTGGCTCCGCAGCTGGGCGGTGAGGTCGATCATCTCGACGCTCATGCGAGGTGCTCGTCTGCGGTGAAGCCCTCGGCGAGGTTCAGAGCGCTTGCACGCTTGACGGCCTCGCGCAGCCAGTCGGAGAACTCCGACAGCACATTGACGCTGCTGGATTCCTTGGACATCCGCGCGTCGATCCGCCAGGCCTTCCCTGCTTCCTTGACGATCTCGACGGTCATCTCGTCCGTGTTGTGGATGTCGATCTGGTGGTAGAGGTTGGCGGGGGTGTCCTGGCAACCGCCGTCGAGGCGCATCGCGAACGCGCGCGGGTACGGGGAAGCGAGCACCTCGTTGTTGCGCTCCTCAACCTGCTCGCGGGTGAGTCCCTCGAACTTGATGAAGTCGTCGTCGTACAGGTCGTCGGGTTCGATTCCCGCGGGCTGCGGGTCGACGATGTTGCGGAACTCCCGAGCGGCGGTGCGCATCGCCCCACCGGCCACCTCCGCGGCCTCGACCGTAGTGATGCGGATGCCCTCGTTGCGGTCGATGTACACGTTGAGGAACGGAGCCCCATCGATGTAGGTCGCGGACTCGATGTCGTACTCGTCCTCACGGATGACGAACGCGTCGATGCCATCGCGGCCGACGAGGTTCGGCGAAGACCAGATCGCGAACGGATTGCCTGCTGCGGAGGAGGTGGACGAGATGTCGCTCTCGCTGCCGACGGCCCACTCGGGCTTGCGTCCGTCCCAGACCGTGAGGTGCGGGCCGAACAGCTCGTTGTGCAGCTCACCGAGCTTGTCGGCGTCCATCTTCGCGATGGGGAGCGCGGGGAGCGCGTCGATCATGAAGTCGTGGCGAGCCGTGCCGGCGTAGACCGGGAGCGAGGCCTCGGCGACCTTCGCGTCCCAGGACTGGCGGTTGTCGGTGGTTGCTGCGATGATGGTGGTAGACATTCTCTGTATCTCGTTTCGCTCTGGTTGGGTGGTTCAGGTACTCGCTCGGTCGCTGTTGGTAGCAGCGGCCGAGCATTTTTCTTTACTGGGCACTCGTGCTCGAGCGTTCCGTCGACTCGACCCATGCAGTGATGTCGCTCTCGCGATAGAGGACGGTGCGTGGTGTCGGCTTGAGGAACTTGGGACCGCGGCCCTCGTAGCGAAGGGTCGCTAGGTTGGCCTTCGTGACGCCGGGGAGCCGCTCGCAGACTTGCTCTGGCGAGAGGTAGACCGGCGTTGCCGTATCCATGGCGGCCTACGCCGCGACCGGCTCGGCGACGGCGACCGGGTACGTGATCGCTTCTAGCGGGATCCCGAGCGAGTCAGCGATCTTGCGCATCACCTCGACGGACGGCTGGCGCGTCCCCTGTTCGATCTTCGTCAAGTAGCCAGCGTCGATCTCGATGCGCTTCGCGAACGCGCCGGCACGAATGCCAGTGAGGTCTCGAATCACGCGGACAGCTGGTCCATTGAGCTTTCGGGTGGTGGTCATCTGCGTCCTCCGGTTGGGTTGGGTCAACCATAGGCAATAAAACTGCCGCCTACAACCGATGACAAGGAAGATTTTCTTCTTTCCCGGGTTGGAGGGGAAAATTGGTTGCTTTCCTTGCCTATCGTGGCCAGAATGGAACCATGATTACAGGAGAACAGCTTCGCCTTGCCCGAAAGGCCGCTCAGCTCAGTCAGGGTGCGCTTGCAGAGATCGTCGGCGTCTCGCTTCGGACGATTGGGAACTGGGAGCGTACTGAGGTGGTGCCGCCCAAGCACTGGCCCGACCTCCGCGCGGTGTTCCCCGCGATCGACAGTCCTCACCAGGTGCCCGTGGAGCCGCGCGTCGAGCAGGCGCCCGACGAAAGCGAGCACACGCTCATCGAGCTCTCCATCGGGGACCGCGTCCGCAAATACCGCAAGCTCGAAGGCATGAGCAAGAGTGAGCTCTCAGAGGAGACTGGTATTCCGGTAACGGTCATCGACCGCATCGAAGCGGGGAAGCGACACGACCTCCGAGTGCAGGAGCTGCTTTCTATTTCCGCGGCCGTGCGGGTGCCGCCGGCGGCGATCATGTTCGACGTCGACCGACCGTTCTCTGGTGTCGAGGTTGGAGATCCGAGCGTAACTGGCCGGGTGCTCCCAACCCGAGTTATTGACCTAGTCGACTGGCTCTCTGGGCAGAGCAGCGACGAGGATGAGGAGCTTGTGGACTTCGAGCGTGACCTGCAGGAGCACGGGCCATTGCTGATTCAGCCTGTCGGAATGGTCATTGAGGCGACGTACGGCCCCGCTGGCGAGAGAGCGGTCCGCTTGATCAAACTGGCGAAGGAGATTGACCGCGTGGCCGCTCTGCGTGACCATTTCCGGTACACGATCCTGAGGTCCGCAAACCAGGTCTGGCCTTTCCGTGAAGAGCGCGGGCACCGCGACACGCTGAATGAGGCACTCGCGGCCAACAAGCTTCTGGGTTCTGAAGTAGCCGAAGAACTGGTCGCAGCGGTTGGCGATGAAGGTGCCGATCTTCAGACTGACATGCACAGATACGCGGAACTGACGACCGAGCTCGATCATCTACATGCCGCGCTTGAAGGTCTCGGAGGTAGCCCCCGCAGCTCACTAGGGGCAATGGGCAGACGGGACATGATGTTGTTTGCCGAGCGCATAGCGACTATTCGGCTGCAGGACTACCTCCGGGACGCGCCAGAGGACCCCGATCAGCCCGAGCGCGAGAAGTACCGGAAGGCGGCGCTCGCTCGCATCGAACGGGAACTTCGGTTGTTCCAGTCGATCGAGGGGGACGTTAGCAGGCTTCGCGAGCGAGACGTGGCTCCGAGAGATGAGACCGCCGAAGCCGAAGGGTTGGAACCCTGGCTGCAAACGATGAATTTGGGCGTCAGTGGTGCGCCTCAGGATGAGGACTTCGAGGTTGACGACGTCACACAGGTGGAGTTGGACCTCGTGGCCAAGCAGGGAACGCGCAACATCGAACAGGCCGATGAACCGCTTCGTTCGAGCGCTGACCCCCTAGGAGCATGATGGGCACAATCAAGCCGTACGAGACCGCCGCCGGACCCCGCTACCGTGCCCGCTACCGCAAACCCGACAACACGCAGACCGACAAGCGCGGATTCAAGACGAAGAAGGAAGCACAGCTCTTCCTCGCGTCCGTGGAGGTGTCGAAAGCGCGCGGTGAGTACTTCGATCCGAAGGACGCCATGCAGACCGTCGGCGACCTCGGGCCGTCATGGCTTGAGAACAAGCAGCATTCGCTCAAGCCTTCGAGCTACGCCCCGCTCGCGACCGCGTGGCGTGTGTACGTGGAACCGAAGTGGGGGTCGACGCCGATCGGTCGGATCCGGCCATCGGCTGTGGAGGACTGGATCCGCGAGCTCAGCACCGGCAGGGCGGTGACGGCGCGTCAGCGCTCGAACCAGTCGGGCAAGCCGAAGTCGGCGAGCGTCGTGATCCGTGCCGTGGGGGTGCTCTCAGGCATCCTCGAGCGAGCGAAACGCGACGGCCGGATCCCGAGCAACCCGGCGCAGAAGGCAACGAACCTGCCCCGCAAGGTGTCGATGAAGCCACGTCGCTACCTAACCCATGCGGAGGTGTTCCGGTTCGCGTCGTTCGCTCCGGACTTCACGCGCGAGGTACAGCTCGTCGTGCTCTCGTACACCGGCATCCGGTGGGGCGAGTCCGTCGGCCTCCGAGTGCGCGACGTCAACTTCCTCCGCAGGCGGCTGCAGATCGCGCAGACCGCGACTGAGGTCGAGGGCGTCCTCCACGTGGGCCCGCCGAAGAGCTGGGAGGAGCGAGGCGTACCACTCCCCGACTTCCTGCTCGACCCGCTGTCGAAGCTGTGCACGGGCAAGGGTCCTAACGACCTGGTGTTCGCGGGTCCGGGCGGCGGGTTCATGATGCGTCCAGACACGAGCGAGGGCCGAGCGTCGTGGTTCCTCACGGCGCTGCGTCGGGCTGAGCTCGACCGGCTCACCCCTCACGACCTCAAGCACACTGCGGCGAGCCTCGCTGTGAGCGCCGGCGCGAACGTGAAGGCGCTGCAGCGAATGCTTGGTCACAAGTCTGCGGCGATGACGCTCGACACCTACGCCGACTTGTTCGACGACGACCTCGACTCTGTTGCGACACGCCTCGATGAGCACGCCGCGGCCTCGAATGTGGGCAAAGTGTGGGCACACGCTCCTCAACGCGGCTCTCGCTCGGCGTGA